GCCTTGCTGCCCGTTTTCGTAAGTATAAGCTCCGTAGTCTACTTATTTCTACTATTCATGATTCTCTTACATCCGACTCACCCGAAGAGGAGGTTGACATCGTTAAGGAAATTATGGTAGATGTGTTCACTGATCTACCTTCTAACATCAAACGAGCTTTTGGAATTGACTGGAACTTACCGATGTTGGGAGAAGTATCTGTTGGACCTAACCTTAAAGACCTAGAATAATATTGTTGACACATTAAAATAATGTGGTATAATATTACATATACAGTAGTTAATTAATAACAATACATAAGAAAGATAATATGCAAATTCAAATTCAATTCATTGATGTGTCTGTAGAAGACAAAGGTAAGTATAAGATGGCTGAAATTACTTTCAAGGATTTAGCTAAAGGACAAACATCGTCTAAGAAGCTAATGTCTTTCAGTAATCCAGTTGTCTATAAGACACTAGTCGATGCAAAGAAAGGTGAGGTTTACACCATTGAGATGCAAAAGAATGACAAGGGTTTTTGGGATTGGACAGCAGCTTCCACTGCAACAGGTGTTAATACTGCCTCCGGTGGTAGCCCAGAAGCTACTACAAAAGCGTCAGGTTCGTCTGGATTCACTTCACCCAAGTCCACCTACGAGACACCAGAAGAACGTGCTAAAAAACAGATTTATATTGTTAGGCAGTCTTCTATTAGTGCAGCTATTGATACCCTAAAAACTGATAAGAAGAATCCTTCTAAAGAAGAGGTTGTTAGTGTTGCAAAGTTCTATGAATCATTTGTCTTTGGTCTGGATACTGAGCCCGTAAAGCTAGCAGATATTCCAACCTTTGACGAAGATGAAGACGTACCTCTATGAGTTTGATGCTTAGAGATTTTGTTTGTCGAGATTGTGGAAAAGAATTTGAAAAATTCACAAAGGACATTCACTTTGTTGAGTGTCCTCATTGTGGTTCAAGTGCCTGCACTTTTCTGCACTCAGTACAAGCAATCAAAGCAACTGGCTCAGGAGTATATTCCACTAAGATGAAAGTATGATTGCATTAATCGACGGAGACATTTTAAAAGGAAAACATACATGGATTGATAGTTCTGGATATGTAACATTTAGTATAGGAAATCAAAACCAATATCATGTGCATAGATACGTAGCAGAAAAAGCATTAGGTAGAAAATTAACAGGTAGAGAATCTGTACATCACATAGATGGAAACAAACAGAATAACAACCCGGCTAACTTAGTTATTTGTCCTAATGACAGCTATCATAGTATGTTACACGCACGAACAGACTCTTTACTAGATGGGTATAATCCAGATATATACGGATATTGTACTGACTGTAAAGAATATCATCTACGGACTGAATTCCCCAAATCTAAAAATAGATGGAATGGAATTCATAATATCTGCAAATATAAACAGAACGCTCGACGTAGAGGTAATATTAAACAGTTAGAGCGGCGGAGAGAGCTACGCCGTGAAAGGAGGGTAGACGTATGATGGCGCTGATTGATGGCGACATCGTTTAGGGTAGCCTATAGGTGTGCTGCAAGTTGTGATGTGCGAGAAGGGGGAGTCATCGTAGACTCCTCCGACGAGGAAATCGCATTACTTCGTGTAGAACAATTGATGCAACAAATTATTCATTCCGTAGAAGCTGACAAATATCGTTGCTTCCTTTCCCCTTCTAAGAACTTTCGGTATGATGTGTATCCAGAGTACAAGGCTAATCGTCGAGATACTGTACATCGTAAGGCATGTAAGCAGTACCTCATGGACAACTGGAATGGTGAAGTATTTGAAGGGTATGAAGCTGACGATGCTCTTGCATGGACTCAAACAAAAGACTCAATCATTTGTTCTATTGACAAAGACCTTAAACAAGTTCCCGGACTACATTATAATTTTGTCAAACAAGAGTTCGATACTGTGTCTGATTTACATGGGGATTCCACTTTTTATCAACAAGTTTTAATTGGGGATAAAACAGACAATCTAAATGGTCTTACTGGGATTGGTCCGAAAAAAGCAGCAAAGTATCTAGAAGGCTGTTACGAAGAACAAGAAATGTTCAATACTGTCTATGACATGTATGAAGATAAACATCAACTCGCCATTAACCTTATGTGTATGTGGTTATGTCGAGAACAAGGAGTAACATGGGTACATCATCAGAGAAATTCAGGATTGATTATACCAGACGAGTTCGCACCCGTGCTGGATCAGATGTTCGAGTCTACGAAATCTTTTATCAAGACTACATAAACGGCGCTTATTATGATGAAGATAGTGATGTTTGGTGGCCTTGTCAGTGGGATTTTCAAGGACAATATTCAAGCAAACTATCTAGTCTGGATTTAGTCAATGTCTGAACGTAAACGACGATCTAAATTAGAGTTAAAATTTGAAGACATCCTTATTGCTAATCAAACAGAGTATGACTATGAAGTTACCGTTATCCCCTACACAGTTCCACAATCTACTCATAAATACACCGTGGACTGGACCCTACTTAACGGAACTCTTATTGAAACAAAGGGGTATCTATCTGACCACCAAGAACGACACAAATACGTCCTCTTGAAACAACAATATCCTGATCTTGACCTGCGGTTTGTCTTTGACAATCCTAATAAGCTATGTGGTGGTACTAAGTACACCCACGCGAAGTGGGCAGACAAGCATAATTTTCTTTGGTGTAGTATTCGGGATGAGGAAACAATTAAAAGATGGATAGGAGAATCTAGTGGGAGTTAACCACTGCATCATTCCTGATACACAGGTAAAAGACGGAGTTGATTTTGAGTATCTAACGCGCATTGGTCAGTACATTGTCGATGTAAAGCCCGATGTAGTGATTCACCTAGGAGACTTTGCAGACATGCCGAGTCTCTCTAGCTATGATGTAGGAAAGAAATCGTTTGAAGGTAGACGCTATACAAAAGACATTGACGCAGCTAACAAAGCTATGCACTGTCTTCTTGATCCATTGTATTCTTACAATGCTTCAGCTAAAGCTAATAAAAAGAAACAATACAACCCGCGAAAGGTGATGCTTCTAGGCAATCATGAGAACCGTATTAATAGGGCTATCAACGATGATCCGAAACTGGAAGGACTCATTAGTACAAACGATCTCCCATATCAAGATTGGGAAGTTCATGACTTTCTCAAACCTGTATTTATTGATGGTATCGCTTATAGTCATTACTTCCCTACTGGTGTCATGGGACGAGCAGCTACTACAGCCAGTGCTATGGTTTCAAAGTTGCATATGTCTTGTATCGCTGGTCATCAGCAAGGTAAGCAAGTTGCCTATGGAAAACGTCCTGACGGCTCTACTATCACTTGCATCATTGCTGGCAGTTGCTATGAGCATGATGAAGACTATCTAACACCAACAGGTAATAATCATTTCCGTGGAATTCTCATGGCCTATGATGTACAAGATGGTTCTTTTGATGAACACTTTGTAAGTTTAAAATATTTACGTTCTCATTATGCAAACTCTAATTGAACGATTGCGAATTCGTGCTACTATTCGTAGACAAATACAAACACGAAAATCTGTACAAGAAAATAAACCAGATCGTCTTGCAGATTTATTAGAAGAAGCAGCAAATGAAATTGAAAGGTTACACAATGCAAAAACGGAATAATGCTTTATGGAACTGTAAGAATCCATATCAAGGAAAGTATAAACGTGTTCTCACTGTCTGCTCTGCTGGGCTTTTACGGTCGCCTACTATTGCATGGTATATTCAAAATGTTTCTGATTATAACTGTCGTGCTGCTGGTATTCATGATTATGCGTTAGTTCAAGTTGATGATGTGTTAATTACTTGGGCAGATATTATTATTTGTTCTGATGAAGATAAATTTATACACATTACTAACAAATACAAAGATGAATTAAACGGAAAACACATTTTTAATTTTAACATTCCTGATATTTATGAATATAAAAATCCAGACCTGATTAAAATTATTGAAGAACAGTGTATTAAACATGGAGTATTTAATGCAAAGTCCGAGTCACTATAAAGACACCCGCCTTATGGACCTGTTGATTGATCGACAGGTTCCATTTGCTGAAGGTAATATTATGAAGTATGTTTTCCGTTGGCGTGAGAAGGATGGCCTACGTGATTTACACAAAGCTAAGATTTATCT